ACCTGATGCTGTGGGTACTGGGAATAGGTTTAGTCATCTTATGGCTATTGCTCCCAATGCTTCTTCTTCCATTCTCATGGGCAATACTAGTCCTTCTATTGAACCTTATCGTGCCAATGCTTATCGCCAGGATACTCTATCGGGTTCTCACTTAAATAAGAACAGGTGGCTAGATGAAATTATCCAAAAAGAATCAACCAATCATAAAGAGGGTTGGGCAGACGAAGTGTGGTCTAGCATCATTGCGAACGATGGTTCAGTTCAGCACTTGGATTGGATGGACGACTGGTCAAAAGATGTTTTCAAAACTTCTATGGAAATCGACCAGCGATGGGTCGTCCAGCATGCCGCAGACAGGCAAGTATATATAGACCAAGCCCAGTCGTTGAATGTTTTCTTTAGACCAGATAGTCATATTAAATACATTCACGCTGTTCACTTCCAAGCATGGAAGCAGGGTTTGAAAACTATGTACTACTGTCGTTCTGATAAGATCGCAAAGGCAGACAAAGTATCGAAGCGTATTGAGCGTGAAGTCATTAAAGAGATTGACCTCCACGCATTAACTGAAGGTAATGATTGTTTGGCATGTGAGGGATAATTATGTTTGACGTAAATCAAGTTTATAAAATTGATAATTTTTTAACGGAACAAGAAGTAGTTGCTTTTGATCATTTTTGTGGCCATTATATATGGAAACTAAATGGTTTTTCTCATAGTAAAGATAAACTCTTTTGGAAAAAAGATTTATGGGGATATGATCCTGACCTTGGTAAATGTGAACCAAATTTATGGGGATCTGATTCTAACTTTGGTAAATGTGAACCAATTGAGCAAACATTTAGAACTAAAATTGAGACGCTACTTAACATAAAGATTGAAACTGACCGATTATATTTAAATGGACAAGCACATGGACAATGTGGTAGTATACATACAGATCTTTTAGAAGATCATGATCCAGAATGTAATTATATGACTGCTGTTTATTATGTAAATAAAACATGGTCTCCAGAACTTGGTGGCTTTACTGTTGTTGTAGATAATCTAGATTATCTACATATTGTATACCCAAAACCAAATTCTATTGTTATTTTTAATTCTGGATTTGCTCATGCTGGCTTAGAGCCAACAATCCACTGTAAAGATCAACGTGTTACATTAGCGCACAAATTTAAGGTATTAAAAAATGATAACTAAAACAAAATCGAATTTAATGGATCAGCGCACGTATTTTAAACCATTCAATTATCCATGGGCATATGACGCATGGTTAAAGCATGAACAGGCACACTGGTTACATTCAGAAGTTCCAATGGCAGAAGATGTGAAAGATTGGAAGAAGAAATTAACTAATGAAGAAAAACAATTCCTCACAAACATCTTCCGATTCTTCACTCAAGGAGACATTGATGTTGCTGGTGGGTATGTTAATAATTACTTACCTTATTTTCCGCAGCCAGAAATTCGTATGATGCTTATGGGATTTGCAGCAAGAGAAGCATTACATATTGCTGCTTATTCGCATCTGATTGAAACTCTCGGTATGCCTGAATCAACTTACAATGAGTTTCTTGAATACCAAGAGATGAGGGATAAGCATGACTATGTACTTGACATTTCTAGTCGCAATGGCACTATCGCTAGTACTGCTGAGCATATTGCTGTTTTCAGTGCCTTTACTGAAGGCATGCAGTTGTTTAGTTCTTTTATCATGTTACTTAATTTTCCACGTCATGGAATTATGAAGGGGATGGGTCAGATTGTTACTTGGTCCATCGTTGATGAAACGATGCACTCAGAAAATATGATTCGTTTATTCAAGGAGTTTATCAAAGAGAATACTGAAATATGGAATGACGATCTTAAAGGTAAAATCTATTCTATCGCTGAAAAAATGGTGCAGTTGGAAGATAAGTTTATTGACCTTTGTTATGCTGCTGGAGATATGCGTGAATTATCAGCAGCAGATGTCAAACAATACATTCGTTACATTGCAGATCGTCGCCTAATCTCACTTGGTATGAAGGGTATCTTTAAAGTTAAGAAGAATCCACTACCATGGGTCGAGGAAATGATAAATGCGCCAGTACATGGAAACTTCTTCGAGAATCGTGTCACAGATTATGCCAAAGGTGCTTTGTCTGGTTCTTGGAATGACGTATGGGGTAAAGCAGCATGATCGTAAAACAATTTCACTGTAATCATTGCGAGGCTGAAGGAAAGATTACCATAAAGGGTGATGACTTTAATTTTGAAGATATCGTACATTGCCCATTATGTGGTTCTGATATCTATGAAGAAGAGGAACTTGACGAAGACGACTAAATAGTCTTCATGACATGGACATACAATAATTTAATCATTGAAGAATTACCCGAAGACTGCGTTGGCTTTGTTTATTTAATTACAAACAAAGCCACCAGTCGTAAGTATATCGGTAAGAAATTAGCCAAATTCGCAAAGACTAACTATAAAACAGTTACTCTAAAAAATGGCACTAAAAAGAAAAAGAAGGTTAGATCCAAAGTAGACTCTGACTGGCTTGAATATTATGGTTCTAGTGAAGAACTAAATAAAGATGTAGCACTATTAGGGAAAGAATCTTTCTCCAGGGAAATTCTTTTCTATTGTAAATCTAAAGCAGAATGTTCTTATGTGGAAGCAAGAGAACAGTTCGGGAGGAAAGTATTAGAATCAGATGACTATTATAATGGACAGATTTCTGTCCGAGTCCATGGTTCTCATATTAAAAACAAGTTATGACATATCTACTATTCGGAACAGCATTAGCATTATCGGCTTGTGCTGCTTATTATTCTATTATGGGATTGGTTGCGATTTTCGCAGCTGCAGCCATCCCCATTTTCATCATGGGCTCATTACTAGAAATTTCTAAACTCGTAGTGGCATCTTGGATTTATCAAAATTGGAAAGAAGTTCCAAGGCTCATGAAGTATTACTTCACAACAGCTTTGGTTATTTTAATGTTGTTAACTTCAATGGGTATCTTTGGTTATCTATCAAAGGCACACTTGGATCAAGCAATACCAACTGGTGATGTTTCTGCCAAATTGGCATTAATTGATGAGAAGATTAAAACCGAAAAGGAGAACATAAATGCAAATCGTAAAGAACTTACTCAACTCGATGCTCAAGTTGATCAAACCCTCAGCAGAACAACCGAAGCCAGTGGAGCCGATCGCTCCATTGCCATTAGAAGAGCCCAGCAAAAAGATAGAACCAGAATCCTCAACGAAATCGGTGCAGCGCAAACCAAGATCGCCAAGTTCAACGAAGAACGTGCGCCAATCGCCAGCGAAGTCAGGAAAGTCGAAGCCGAAGTCGGTCCGATAAAATATATTGCGGCACTATTATATGGTGATAATCCAGAGACTGATGTATTAGAAAAAGCAGTTCGATGGGTTATCATTATGATTGTGTTGGTATTTGATCCACTGGCAGTTTTATTATTAGTTGCCGCAAACTGGCAACAGAAACGTGAACGTGAAGAACTAGAACCAAAAGAAGTTTTTATTGATGAAGGTGAGTTACCACCTGTACCTGACGAAATTAACCAAACAGAAATAATTGAACCAATTAAAGTTAATCTATCAGATGAAATTCCAGTATGGGAAGAAATGCACGTTACTATTAAACCAGAAGAAACTCTAGTTGAACATATTACTACTGGTTACTCACCAGCACAAGTTACTGATGAGGAATTAAATATAACTGTTGATGAAACTAAAGATTGGGAACCAAATCTATATAATCGGTTAGAAAAGCGTGACGAATCATTACCAGAAAAGACCCAATCCTTTCTGAATAAAGCAAAAGAAGTATTTTCAAGCATTGGTGTTAAAACCATTGAAAAAGAAGTTGATGACCTGCAAAAGAAAAAATAGTCGTTAAACCGACTATGACGTCGGTAAACCGACTATTCCTAAATAAAATTATAATAATAAATTTGTTGGGGATTTTAAATGGCAGAAGAAATCAAAGAAGTAAAACCACTCTCTCGTTCTGAGAGAGAAGCACAAATCAAAGACAAAGCGGGAATGGTAATCTGCGTTTTAGCAGCATTACTGGCAATCAACACGTTAGTTGGTGGTTCAAATTCCAGCAAAATTTTAAATAATACTATTGACGCTAACAATACCTATGCGTTTTTTCAAGCAAAGTCTATAAAAGGAACTTTGGCTGAGATGGCTTATGATGATGCAGTTCGTTCAAATGATATGAAAAAGGCAAAGGTACTGGCAGCAAAAATTGATCGTTATGAAAGCGACCCAGCAACTGGTGAAGGTAAAAAAGAGTTGCTCGCTAAAGCGAGGAAATTAGAAGCAGAAAGAGCAGTAGCAAAATCACGTAGTCCTTGGTATACCTACGCTGGTTCATTACTGCAAATTGCAATTGTTTTATTAACTGCAAGTATTTTAGCAGTTAATGCGAATATGTTTAAAGCAAGCGTTGCCGTCGGCAGTATTGGCGCAATATTAATGTCTCAAGCATTGTGGTTATGGATTCCAATAACAATATAAAAAAAGGTAATTCAAATGTACAAGAAGATCGCTACAGCGGTGCTTTTTGTTATGGCTACATCTACAGCGATGGCAGATCCCATCGTAACTGACTCGACTTCAAGAAGCACGACAGACTCTAACTCTACTAGCACTACTACAGTTAAGTCCCCACCCCCAACTGCTGTTGCACCAGCAGTTACTGTTATCAACTCCGATGTATGCGCAGTAGGTGTATCAGGCGCAGCACAAACTCAAATCTTAGGTATCAGCTTTGGTTCTACCATGATTGATAAAAACTGTGAACGATTAAAACTCGCTCGTGGTATTTACGACATGGGCATGAAAGTTGCTGCAGTTTCCATTATGTGTCAAGATGAACGTGTATTCTCAGCAATGATGAACGCAGGAACTCCTTGCCCAGTTGATGGAAAAATCGGCGAGAATGCCAAAGAGATTTGGGCAGCAGATCCAAAGCGTCAGCCACAGAAAGTCAAGAGTCAGGACTAACTTATGAAGTTAGTTTCTGTTCTTGCTGCGTTTTTGATAGCAGGATTCGGAACCTGTTCAGTCAACGCACAAACTCCAATGCAATCACCAAATTTAATTGGTGCTCCATATAGTACTCCAACAGGAACAACTGCATATACTGGGACTGGTGGTGGATACTCTGGTGGTAATCAGCCTGGATATAACTCCAGCACCAATACAATATATTTTGGTTATACTCAATCAGCTGCTGCTTACACTTATGCATTTAATGAAGCATTGAGAAATAGTGGTATGACAATCCTTGGCTATAATTATTCTTGGAGTTATTTGAATCAAGGACAAGCATCTGGAAATCTTACAGCTGCAGTAAACTTTGCTGGTACCAATGGCACTTCTCTACATTCAAAAAGTTGGGTACTTGGAACAACGACTGATTGGACTAATATTTCTGGAACAGAAACATTCACTAACAATGGAATGGCAGTATCAAGCATTGCTAATTTCTCTTTAACATTTAATGGTAAAGACTCTCGTTTCTGGGCAGGATATTATGGACCACAAGTTAAGGATCCATCTTTATCTTTGAACTATACATTTGATCAATGCTCATCTAATCCACTATCAAGCCCAACATGTCCTGGATACGCTGCAGCATATTTGACTCAACAATGTACTGCCAATCCTCTTTATAATACTAGCTGTCCAGGTTATGCTGCAGCATATCAAATTCAACAATGCACAACAAATCCTATATCTGATCCTAGCTGTCCAGGATACGCAACTGCTTATTTAAATTACCAGTGTTCTGTTAATCCTTTGTATAGCACTGTATGTCCAGGTTATGCACAAGCGTACTTAGATGATCAATGTATCAAAGATTCTCTATTCAGTAAAGACTGTAAAGGATATGCTACTGCTTATGCTATAAAGTATTTGGTTCCAGGAATTGATTCAACAGTAGTAAATCAATCCCTATCAAATACTGCTGCAACAAAAGCAAACGATCCAGCCACTACAAAGGTAGCAGTCAATACTGTTACAACAACTATCAATACTGATGGTTCAGTTTCTACTGGTGCTTCAGTTACTGGTGATACTAATGTGGATAAAGCGATTACTTCTAAAGCATCAACAACTAATGCTACACCATCAGCAGTTCAGTTAGCACCACCTCCTCCACCACCGCAACAACAAATGGCGCAGGGCGATTCAAGGGGTGGTAATAAACAAGAGGATAGAAAAGATGATGCTCCGAACGGCACTGGAGGCAGTTCTCCGCCACAGAATACTAATACTGCTCAAGCATCATCTGATAAACCAGCAGCACCAACAGCTCGACAAGAAATTCAAGCAAGAAGAGAAGCAGCAGCAAAAGCAGAAGCAGTAGAAAAAGGTAAAAATCTTGCTGGCGAAATGGGTAAAGCATCAGACTTAGAAGCACAAAAAGCAGTACAAAATGTTGTGATTCAAGCCATGGGATTTACTCCTGGATTTGATGCATATAGTAGACAGATGATAGTTCAACAACAGTTCTATCCATCCGTATCAGTTTATAACAATCAAAAGAATATTGATAATCGTTATACAGCAAGAATGTTTGGTGGCACTGATAGACTCCATAATGAGATGGTAGAGAAACAATATGAAGGTAAGTAATGGATCCATTTACATTATTTGCTCTTGCTAATGGTGCAGTATCAGCTGTAAAAGCTGGGTGTAAACTATACAAAGATATCAAAGGCGCAGCTGGAGATGTTAAGGATGTCCTTAAAGATCTTGATGAGCAGTTTCATAAATTACATCCAGCTGAAAAACCTGCGACTGTTGAACAGAGAAATGCTTTTATAAAAGAAAAGAATCGTGTTATCGATTTAAATAAACGAGATGGTGAGACTTCTGGAATTTATACTGAAATTGGTGAACATCTTGGAACATACTATGATAATTATCATAAGTGCATGACTATCTTTGAAGAAGAAGAAAAGCGTAGTAAAAACGAAGTTTATACAGGTGATGCTAGTTTATGCAAACGAGCATTACAAAGAGTTTTAATGAGAAAGCAACTAGAGCAAATGGGCACTGAGTTGCGTGAAATT